AGCCGCTTTTGAGCGGCCCGAGCTATAACCTTTTGGCGATTCCAACCCGTCTTGAACTCCTTGAGCATCCCATCGATTAGGGACTCATCAAGTCCATCAAGACTAACCAGCATATTAACCTGTGGCTAAATCTGGAGCGAATTTACCAAAGCCCTGCGGTTGCTTAATGACAAGCGAGGCACAGGCTTCAACAATGCGGCCTTCACCAGAGCCAGAGTTAGGAACACTCTGAACTCTCGGCAACATACCGTAACGAATTTCAACCATCTCCATTGGGATAATATATCCGGTTTGGTTGTCTGGAGTGAAGTTATCAACGTGGATGTTAAGCGTCCCGAAATCACCCTCAAAAACCGTGATTGTGTTTTTGAACGTGGAAGCTCCCAAGTCTTGATTAAACGTGCGAACTTGAGTCGCGGCCATCGCGTTTGTGTCTGGGGTTGCGTCCTGCGTAATCGCTGTTGCCGTCAAGTTAGTGAAACCACGCTTGATTTTAGCACCACAGATTAGGTCGAACGAACGAACATTTCCGGTAACTCCATAGATAGACTCCAAAACATCTTGGATAGCTGTTTCAGTTAGAAGTTCCGTCCCTGCACCAGCAGAAACATCAAACGTGTTTGCCGCTGGCGTTAAATAGGCAGTTGGGATGTTTGCATCCGTTGGAGCCCCAGCTTCTGGAGCATTGTTAACCCAGCTTCCCATACCTCTGGTTTTGTAAGGCAGGGTGCTTGTCTCCCTGACAGGCTTGTTGTTGGACAGGAAAGTCTTTTCCATGTCTCGCTTCAATTCCACCGTCTTCTTAGCAACACCTTGAGCGAGCAAGTTTTTGCCGCCTACAGGGTTCGTAACTTCAGCAGCCAGCGGGGATACCTTGGTAGCCCTGCGGAAATACTGAGCGTAGTTAGACAACTCATCACGCTGGCGAGCATGATTCATTATCAGCGGCTCATAGCCAGCACCGTGAGTCGTTGACTCAAGTGAGTCGTCTTCACCGTCCTCGTCCCAAGTGCCACCATCATAACCCAACACACTTGACGCTGTGTCTGCGTGAGTGCTTGCAGTCGTTGTGGCGTCTTTGCCGTCCTTGAACCCTTCAGTTGTCGCACCCTCGTACTGGTCTGCTGACCAGCGGTGATACATATTGCCAAGGTCTTTGCCTTTCGGGGCAAGTGAACTCAGCGGCGTGTCTTTTGCGTCTATTAGCGAAATGTAATCCGCTAAGTCTTCCCGTTTACTCGGGCCTGCTGTTTTCGCGCTTCCATCTCCTTGGAAGTCGCTTTCAAATAATTGAGCCATTAGATAAAGCCTTTCATTAATTCAGTTAGTGAGTCTCTATCCCTTCGTTGAGTGAAGTTTTTGACTGCGTTCGACTTTGCCTGCTTGTCTTTGCTAACAGACCTCTTTGCCGCAGTTGGCTTGGTTGGCTGTGCCGGTGCTTTAACTACTGACTTCTTCTGGCTTCTTGAACTTTGTAGTTCTTCGTATGCCATCAAACCCAATTGATAAATCGTAACATCAGCTTTCCACTCGGCATGACTTTTAATCTCTGGACGATTGCGAACTATTTCCATAGCTTGCTGATACATCGGATGAGATCGATCTTTCCAGTAAGGAAAAGCTGTCTCCACTACGCTTGAGTTTTCACGCTCCCGCAGCAAATAATCCTTCCTTCTTGGTAAGTCCCTTAAAGCCTTCCTTGCTTTCCGCTTAATGGCCAAAACGTCTTCTTCGGAATAATCCTTGTCGCCTTGAACAGTCCCGTTAGGGTTGTCCTCGGCCCAATCATATACCTCTTGAGCTTCTGTGAGTTTTGACTCCACATCCTTAACTGTTACAACGTCCGAATAAGGAACATTGCTGTTAACGACAGCAGGAGACTCATCCCCCTTCTGCTCAAGCTGCGCCCGTAGGTCTGCCACTTGATCCTCAAGAGAAGAGACTTTACCCTCTGCCTCCTTGCGGATTGCTGTTAGCTTTCCAATGCGCTTCAGAAGACCGTCCTGCCCCTTGCCGGACTCGTCATCTTCTTCACTCTGAGAAAGAACTTCTGACTCGGTTTCGGAATCTGTTTTCTCCTCGCCACTCGGCTTGGCAGATTCGTCTACTTCTTCAGTACCCTCTTCAGCTTCATCTTCGGCGGGGTGCGTAGGCTCGGGTTCACTCGCCTCTTGCTCCGACTCAAAGAGCGCGTCTGGCTCTAAAATCCGGTCAAGTCCCGCTTGGTCTAAAAGACCTCCTATATTCTGCTTCAGCCCTTCCGTTGCTTCCTGCGACTCGGGCAGCGAGTCGCCAGTATTCTGTCCTTCAGCCATGCGTTAAGGTGCAAGATTCCTCGCCAGCGTTTTGGTATAGGCAAAACACAGAAAACCCCCACCGCTATACGCCGAGGGGGCTCCTTTTCCTAACAGGTGTGTTATATAAAACCTGTTATACTATGTTGTAATATAATCTACCTGTTTATTTTCGCTTCCTTTACGGCATCGTCGATGACTTCCTTGATCGTTATCAGCGCATCGATGCGGCCACAGGCGTGAGCCCTGTCATGGCTTTCTATGCCTGTTCCAGATATAAAGGCTATCTCTCCGGTTATAGAGTCTTGTATTAACAAATCCACTCCCTTGAGCGTGTCATCCCCGTTTCCCGAGGCCAGTAGTGTCTTCAGTTTGCTGTTGTCTATACTCATTTACTGCATTGGCTTTACGCCTATTTTCCCTACCATAGAGTTTTGCTGCTGCTGTATCTGGAATTGCAGAGACTGCGTGTAGTTCTCCAGCAGAGCCTTGAATTGCTCGTCTTCCTGCATCTGTCCCTGCGCTTTCGGGTTGGACTCAATTAGCTGCTGAACGTATTGCAGCTTGCTCTGTGCAGCGGGGTCTTTCTCTTGGTAGTTGCCCTCAAACCCTTGCATCATGCTGGAAAGCTCTGCCTTCATTTCGTTAAACATCTTCTGTGAAGCCGAACCTTGATCGATGAGTATCTCGTCTGCCATCTCCGGAGCCAAGCTGCTCACCATTTTTTTGATGAGTGTGTTTCTCTCAATCGATCCACCAGCGTCAAGTGGCAGCAGTTGCTGCGCTATAACCTCCAGCTTCTTCAGGACGTAATCGTCGTTCATGTCCCGTGCGTCAAACTTCATAATGAAGTCCGGCAGCGTGTTTAGGTCGCTGACTTGAAGGGGAACCCCCGTGACCCGCTGCATATCCTCGGGGGATAAGTATTGCAGCGTGAGAGCAAGCATCTGCTGGTAGACTTCTGTCCATGCAGCCAACCAGTTGTTGACGAGTGCCTGCTGCTTCATCGTTGTTGTCAACGGGGGTATATTCGCGTGGGGTAGCCCGTAATACTCCGCAACATCATGCAGTATCATGTCTATGCATTGCATCGATGTTGCAGGGACTCCAGCCGTGAGTTGTAGCGGTGAGTAGTCGCCAACCTTCGACACGGGAACCATTATTGCAGGGCCAAGGTTGTTGACCATGCCGAGCCTGCGGTTGTACTGAATCGGCGGGATAGTCTCCAAGCTAGTCCGGTCAATTATACTGTCTCGCTGCGCCTTTAGCTCGGCCTGTTGACAGGCACTAACCTCCGCAACCCCTCGACTCTCCGTTATAGCCCTTCGGCTCGGCCTCTCCCTCCTGTACTCAATAAATGGGTACTGGCCGTGGGCGTAGTCAACAAGCTCATGCTTGGCGTATAGAGGCTCCTCGCTGTCGTTCCTTGTGGTGTAGGGACTGAACACCGTGCAGTAAATGCCTGCCACATCGTCCTCGTTAAGCTGCCGTGTGTAGGCGTAAACAACTTCAATGAGGTTACGGGTGTCATCCGGTAACGTGCCGAGAGTGTTCACGTTTAGACTAATGCCGTTTGGATCAGTTGTCTTGCCTGCCGTCTCGACAGCCTGCTCAACAAACTCCTCGTCCCATCCCTCGTCGCTAATCTTGCTGCGAAGTTCCACCTCCGTCATCAGCACCCTGCGATATATAACCCGAGCCTTCTGAAGCTCCACGGTTTCAGTTGGGAACACTATGTCCTCGTAAGGCTTGAGGGCGACACATACTGGCTGGTTCCTGTTAACCTCCGGCATGGGGATTTCCGTTTCACCCGTCTCCCGTAGCTCTTTAACCATCCTCAAGGCTCGCCTCTTGCGGACGTTTGGAACCAAACCTATAAACAACTCGGCAACTTGGTTGGCCGCTTCCGGATTCTGGATCATC